GGAGTAATCGGCGGGAAATACTCGTTTACCTGACGGTACGAGTAATCGAACCTTTCATCCTGAACTACCCACATTTGTTTCCCTTCCTAATATGGTTCGTCGAGAAACTCTAAATCCACCTTCTCTCCCGACGCGGTAAGAACATACCACCGAAACTCAACACCATCAAACACGGCTTTGTCAAAATCTTCCCACTGAGCCAACTTGTGACCCCAAGCGCGCGCCAACTGTGCCATCTTAGGATCGCACTCCATGCCACCGTTATACAGGCCACAAACCATCATTATGTTGTCAACACGGTCAAGAACCTTTGAGCCGCCCATCCCGCGACCTTTACGATGGTGAGGCTGCAAATCATCCGTTTGCCCACAGTGAAAGCAGTGAGTATCGCGCGCTAAAGCCTGCGCAACAATCTTCTTAGGGGTAGCCATCAGCCGAACGCCTTATCAGCCCTGCCGTAGTCATCCTCAAACCGAACCACATCATCTTCGTCAATAAGACCCGAAGTAACATAAAAGATTTGCATGTTGCCGATACTTGCCGACAACCTGTGAACTTGCTCACGGTCAATGTGAATCGAATCACCGGGACCAACCAGGAACATGGTCTCATCGATCATCAGTTCGCCGTTGCCGGCCTCAACAAACCAGAAGTGTGTCTGGTTCTCATGCAAGTGCATGGACGTTCTACGGCCCTCTAGGACGATGAACTGACCCACGGTGAAGTGTTCACCAGTAAACCACTCGATCATGCTGCCCCAAGGCTTTTCCATTCGCCCAGTTTACATCTAGGCGGGCTCGAACCTTACAACCGGTCGGAGTGTTATTTTGGTAGTGTATAGAGTGGTAAAACGGTAGCCTACAGCTTCATTTCCGCTTGCATAATCTTCGACATCGTGGCGTTCGCCATAATCGCAGACTCAATAACCCGCAACTTAGTCCTGATCCGGTTCACTTTAGCCTTAGACAAGTCACGCTCAAACCGTGCGTCAGCAGCTTCCAACCGGGCTAACGCCTGCCTATCCGCGACCGTCCCCTGAGCATCCAAAAACGCTTGCGACTCAACCTTATCCAGCGCGTTCTCCTTCTCGGCAAGCTCCTGCTCAGCCTCAAAAAGAGCATCAACACCCTTACGGTTTATCTGTATTAGTTCCTGAAGCTCGCTGATGATGTTTGACGGCATCATTTACGGTCGCCATCCTCTCCAACAAAACAGATCGCCAAAACGTAATCTGATCACTGTCACCCCTTTTCACGGCTTCCAGATACGCTTGCAGAACTTCCATCACGCTCGCTCGCAGAATCGCTAAGTCCCTCGGCATACTTTTTCACCTCATCTAAAACATTTGCGCTAGAACCGGCAGCCTTCGCTTCCGTCCATAACAACCTTAGTTCATCTGACGACTTAGCCTCTTTGGCCTCGGTGATAAAATCCCTAGACGGGTTGAGCACTTTACGCATTTCCTCACGAGAAGCACGCTTGTTACCATGTAGGCCCATGTTTGCAAGGGCGCGACCGATGCTGCTGGTCTCCGCAACCTCCGCACTGAACTGTGACGAAGCCTTCTTCTCCGTGGCGTAACCGGTCGCTTTAGCCCAACCGCCATCCTGATCCGCTGTAGTCAAGAACACGCTCGTCTTAAAAATCCAGTTCTCATCATCAGGCACAAGCTCAGTAATAAGCCGGCCATCAACATGCTCGTCAAGGAACTTACGAATCCTGACTTCCACCATCTCATAATCGTTCGGGTTGTACGCCATCAGTTATTTCCTTTCACTACAAGCCAAGGCTTCCCTTGGCCCCTCGATTGCCTGTGCGCAATAACAACTTTCTTGCCATCGCGCATTATGTACCCGTACTTTGCCTTACCCATCAGGTCAAGCACCGTACTCTTAGCTTCGTTCAGCAAAGCTTCAGACAGCCCAAAATTGTTATTTGCGTCTAAAAGAATCTGACCGAATTTATCCAAATCTACTTCATCATCCTCAATGTCAGGGTTCATGTAACGCACAGCCTCATACGTGGCCTTGCTCCCATCCCATTCAGGCTTCTCCACGTTCTGCAAATGGTTCCAGAACCTTGTCGCGGCAGCAAGTTGCGCGTCAGCCTGGAACTCGTCAAAGTCAACCCAACGCTCCTCAAAGTTCCAACCGGCGACAGCGACAATCACAGACTTCTTCAGGTGCAACACCGTCATGTAGTGCAACACCTGAGCAACATAGTTTGGTGGGTCTTCCCCCCACGTCCCACGAGAAGTCTTTACCTCAACCACAATCCACTCACCCGTTTCACGGTGCTTAGCTAACGCGTCAGGGTTCGCAAGAATGTAATCGTACTTAGGGTGCTGCCAGGTGCCCGTCAAGAACACCTCATACTCGGGGTGTTCCTCAGCCCACAACTCCAACACGGGCTGCTCAAACGCTTTACCAAACCGGATACTCCAACCCGTCAAAGGCGGGTCGGGAATCTGCCCGGTACGTTTAGCCCACAAAGCAAACGCAGACTCCCACGGGTTCAAGCCCATGATCGTCCCAATCTCAGAACCACCAATACCCCGAGAACGAAGGTCATGCCACTCAGGCGACCCAGACTCAAACACACCAAGATTCAACGCACTGTTGAAAGTTTCTTGGTCAAGAGTTTTGAACTTCTCAATGTTTCTCATAGACTCACCTTATGGCAAACCGGCGACAAATAGAATACGACTACACCGAACTCTACGCAGAGATCGAAGCGGCCGACGATATACCCTGCCGAGACATCCCAGAAATCTTCTTCCCAGACGACCTCCCAGTAGGGAACCTGCGCAAACAAGCAACGCAGATGGCCAAAAACCTTTGCTCACAATGCCCCATCCAAGTCAAATGCTTGATGTACGCGGTAGCAAGTAAGCAAGAATTCGGCATTTGGGGCGGCACACTCCCCACAGAACGCTAAGCGTCCTCTTTCTCCTCATCAGCAAACATACGAACAACCAAGGTTTCGTCTAACAAAACCTCAGCAAGTTTCCTTGCCTGCCGCACAGTCATAACCAGTTCGTGAAAATCAGGCGACACATCCCACATAATGTCAGACCGAATAATAAGCTCATCGTTTACACGTTCAACTTCGTACATTTCTATCCCCTTACTAAATAAGCGATCACAATAACCAAAGCAGTAGCGCTAGTAGCAAAAAACACTAAAGCGCCAACAAGGACCAAAAAGCCGCCCTTACTAATCCAAACACCTCTCGGGTGTCTAAAAGTTGCTCTTTTCTGCATGGCGACAGTAAATCACACACGTATGACAAACACAAGGATTGACACCTTAAACCTGTAATATAACGTTATGCAGGAAATGACTAAAGCGCACCTATCCTTACACTCGCTTGCGCTGATCGCTGACATGCGCGACCTAGAACTGTCACGCCTTCAAATGGTGACAGAAGTTTTACGAGACAAAGTACGTGAAGAACATGCTGCCGGGATGACTGTCAGCAAACTTGCCAAAATGTCTAACGTGACCAGGCGAACAATACGCCAATGGATTGAATAAGAAAACCCCCCGAAACGTGTATACCGCGCCGGGGGGCTTTCCAGAAAGGAAACAAATGAACGTTCCAACTATAACACTATTGGCAGCTTTCGCACAACATTGCTTCGGCCGGGTCGATAGGGCAGGCAACCCCGCCAACAAACTCTACGTCTTCCATGATTACTCCTCAATCGGCTTACGGTCATACTGAAGAACCGAAGTCAACAACGACATAATTCCGGCAAGCGCCGAAACAGAGCCGACATTAACCCAGTCCACATCCAGAATACCAACCGCTACAGCGCTAATCGTAGCCAAAGCTGTCTGTGCAATGGTCTTGATTGCGCGCTCTCCCGCATAAGTCCAATAAGCTTTCCATTTAGCCATCTTGATTCTCCATATCTACTTTGTGATGAACCTTGTCGTCGTAAGTGGCAAAGCCTAGGTAGGCGCTTGCGACAAGACTTACAAGGGCGACGCCCCCGACAACAAGTTCACCAGTAACTTTATCTTGGAACAAACCTATAGCCCCAAGGCCGATCATCGCAAATCCGCCCACAATGGACGACCAGATTACTTTACGGCGTATGCGCCAGGATGGCTTGGTCATGTGAGGATTGCGACTAGCGGGCTGATAATTGCGGCCAAGAAACCGAAGACGCCGATTGCCTGCCACATGCGCTGCTCAAGCTTGCGAATACGCACTTCATGGTCGTCAATCTTCGCCTCGGAGTCAGGTAATGCGTTTGCAATCTTCTCCAACAAACGGCCTTGACGTTGCACTTCTAAATAAATGTCCCGCATTGACACCTTTACGCTCGCGGTTTCAATATGTTCGTCGTTCATAGCGATCCTTCATTCAGTTTGCGTTGAATGGTTGACCAGGTGTTGCGACCCCACACACCGTCCGCAGGTACCTCTATGCGGGCTTGTACGGCCTTACGGGTCGCTAAATCGAGTACCCCGGTACGTGGTGTCCCGACCCACGTTTGGATGGCCTTATAGGTCATAGAGCCGGCCACACCATCTACTCGGCCGGTGTAAAACTTTTGCTCCTGCAACCACGTTTGCCACTGCTTCCAAGTGGCCTTGTCACCCCAACCGGAAACCTTCAATGTTGGAACCGAAGCATTACCGTTCAGGTACGGTGTTGGGTCAACATCGGTGCCCCAGTTGCGACGTTTACGAACCTCAAAATGGAGGTGGTTGCCTGTGCTAGAGCCCGTGTTTCCCGACGAATATATGAACGTGCCGGTTTCGACCCTCTCGCCAACCTTCAGCTTCGTAGCTGAACCACCGTGATAGTAAGCCGTGTGAACTTCCCCATGATCAATAACAACCGTGTGCCCGCCACCCTTCGGGCTCCAACCAATGTGAGCGACAACGCCAGGCGCGGCAGAAGACACCGGGAAAACACCCGCAACATCCAAACCACGATGCTTAGTCTGCCTACCCGTAATCGGGTGACGACGCATCCCATACTTGCCGTTCGGATTCACCGAATAACCCTCCGGCCAGGGCTGGTAAAGCTTCATCGGTTACTCCCCGATCGGGGGGCAAGAAGAATCATCACACATCACGGGGTTGTCGTTACATGCGCAGCATTTAGACATCAGCCACCTCATCTTCGACCTCTACCCAAGCGCCGGATTCCTCATCCCACACATAACGCCCACCGTCAGAAGGGTAAGGAACCGGTGACTCCCACAGACAAGAATCCTCATTCAGAACCCATGACTCAAAGAGTTTCGGTGGGATAAACGCATCGCGTTCCTCATCATAGGTGTAGCCGATACCGGCGTAGTTCTTTCGGAGCGCCTTAGATTGATTATCGCTAGGTACGCGGTTGCCTTCGTCATCATTGGTGTAGTGAACACCGCCGAAAGTGTTGTAAGAAGTCTGCCGGTACACATCACCTGTGCGCGCAATCAGTTCTTCCTCAAGGCCGTCATCTTCCTGCCTGCCGACAGTAACGAAAACGACAACATTGTTTTCATCTAGTTTGGCGAAGTGGCTCATGAGATAGTCACCGTTTCTGAAGTAGTCGAAGTGGCCGTAATAGTATAGACACGCTTCGTGCCGACTGCTACACCTGCCCCGCCGTTGGCTTCGGTAACACCGCCGGAGAATCGGACGATAGCCTGAGCCGGGGTAGAGACAATAATCACACCTGAGCCACCGTTAGCACCTGGAAGCGTGTTATTGCCACCACCGCCACCACCGCCACCGGTATTAGCCGAACCAGCAACCGCGGCAGTTGCGCCTGTAGCACCGGCTCCGCCACCACCGGCACCGCCAGCGCCACCCGTAGCACTACTACCGCCACCGCCACCGCCAGCCCTAGTGACAGAACTGCCCGTAATAGATGAAGCAATACCGGCACCGCCGGCACCGCTTACGTTAGCGACTGTACCATTTTCTCCCAGAGCGCCTGCCCCGCCCCCACCGCCGGCACAATCGTCAGTGCCACTATTCCCACCAGTTTTGCCTATCAAAGTAGTTCCAAGACCACCGTCACGACCAGATGTCGTTGAAACCCCGGCACCGCCACCAGAAGCGCCAAGCACACCGTTGGTTTGTAGGTTACCACCACCGCCACCACCGATAGCGGTAATGTCAATAAAAGTTGTTGGGCTCCCATTTGTGCCAGCCACGTTAGTTGTCGCACCAGCACCACCAGCGCCGATGATGACACTATAGGTTCCCGATAAGGGGTATGGAATCCGGGTTGTCGTTATTGTTCCGGCGGAACTAGGCGTTGAGTTAGGCATATCCTCACCGACAACACCGCAAAGATATGCGCCAGCGCCACCACCGCCACCGGCACGCTGACCCGAGTTAGTAGTATTAGTGTGACCGCCACCACCACCGCCACCGACTATCAAATATTCGCTAGAGAACGGTGGCGCACCAGTCGAAGCGCTCATGTCCCGATACTTCACACCGGAAGTTATAGAACTATTTGCTAAAGAAGTAACAGCCATGAGTTACCCCTCCTAAACGGCTACTTCAGCACCGAAAGCGTTGAACGACAACCGGGAAGCCGTACCAGCCGCATTCACCGAAAGAACATCGGCGGCATCCAGGGTGAGCCCGAGGGTCAGAGTGGTCGAATCGTTAGCTGCAATCGGCACATCGTAAGCAATATAGTGCTGATCCGAAATAGAAGCACCATTAGGCCTTACGGCCAAACGAAAAGTCGTGGCAGTAGCCGCCCTGTTAGCCACAATCACCGTTGAGATGACAGCTTCGGTAGAGGACGGAACGGTATAAAGCGTTGTCAAGGTTTGAGCTTGAAGGTCAACCTGACCTAAAACTTTGTAAGAACTAGCCATTTTTTCGTCATGCTCCCATTAATAGAAATGTTTGTTCAAAACCGCCACCGCCGCCACCAGCGGAGAAATCTACCCAGTTACTACCAGTATAGTACGTCAACGTATCCGTATCCCGCATGAAAGCGAACTGCCCCTCAACCGGAGTACCAATCGCAGAAGACCGCGCAGCAGTACCAGCAAAAGTCGCAATGACCTGATCGCCAACATAAACATTCATGTCAGCGGCAGTCAAAATTTCGTTAACCGACCAAGTTTTATAGGGCATAAGTAATCCTTACCAGCTTAGAGTGCCTACATCTAGTTTACCGAACACTGCATCATCAAGTATGAGAGGCGCGTATCTTGTTTCTTCAAACCCAAGCTCAACCGTATGAAACGACGTTTGAATGTTGTGATTGATTTCTCGCACCTCGACGTAACGCACAATCTGTGGCGGTATGTTGTTAGGTGTGAACCGCATCTCGCAAATGTCACCGATTTCCAAATTAAGAATTAAAGCCTGATTGGCCGGTGACTGTTTTTCCACGGAAACGCTAACATTGTCAAACCTGTATTCAGGCCGAGAAAACAGTGACGCATACCCGACCGCAAAATCAACAAGGTCATCATCGTAAGCCAACTGAGTTTCAGAAACCACAAGATCACGAATACCGTAACTATCCTGCGAATCAATATCTGAAGCAATAGCCGTGCCACCAGACTGACGAGACACCGTTACACGGTTAAACAACAACTCCGAACCGTAAGTAACCGCAATGCTCGCAACAGGTATGCCACCCTCACCAAACGACACAAGATCAGCAGACGTTGGCGCTTTGCGACGGTCACGGAAAGCAAACCTGCCTTCACGGGTTACAAACACGTAACCAGGGTCAGAACCGGCAATGTTCTGCAAATACTGTAAAACATCAGCGTCTTGCGATACCGGGTTGCCGGCTAAATCGACAGTGCCAGGATCAAGGTCGCGCAAAGTAGAAGGCCAGTCAATTTCGGGCCTATCCAACACCGATTCAATACGAGGGCCAGCCTTCTCAACAGAAGGAGTAAAAGCGTCAAGAGTTTGGTTAGCCATAATGCTTAAAGCATCAACCGCTTTAGCCACGGCAACCGAATCACCGTTAGGCTGGTAATCCAAGTCCCAGTCCTCAATCCAACCCGAGAACACCAGTTCGCCCCCAGAGGTTACACGGATTTCACGCCTTGGCACAATCTCCGGGTAATAGGGTGACGCCTCAAACAGCGGGTCAAAGAACCGGTTATGGTTTGTGAACGTGACACTACACTCGCCTGGCGGAAACTCGCTTAGAATAGCTGACTTACCGCGTTGAATATCAACAGAAATAACCTGATCTGTCACATTATAAAAAAGGGTTCCAGCAAGACGGTAAATGTCGTTATCTAGGCGACCTTGAATTGGGTCGTCAAGTTTAAAAAACGGGCCTACCGGGTTTTCGGTTAGGTCAAACCCGATTTCTACTTTAAGCGTTGGTACTGGCATTTGTTAAACGCTCCGGTTTACTGAGCCCGGCCGGGTGGTGGTGATGGCACCGGAACGGTTAGCCGTAGTTGTCAAACTGTTCTGCAACGTACGAGGCGTAATAGCAGAAGTTGTGATGTTGTAGGTAGTTTGATTACTAGCAGCATTGTTTCGCCCGGTAGCAAAAAAATCAAAGCCCCCCGTGGGTTGTGCAACACCGGAACCAGCAATGCTGTTCAAGGCAGACCCAGCACCAAGCGGGCGGTTAAATATGGCCGGTGCGGGCAACGCAAATTGCAAACCTTGGTTGCCCTGAGCTATTGTGCTGATTTGTCCTGCCGTCAAACCGCCAGGCAAACCACCACCACCACCACCACCACCGCCGCCGCCGCCACCGCCACCGAAGTTCATGTTTCCCATAAAGTCTTCAAGGCGGGGCATACGAGCCATGGCAGCCTCAGCCGCATCAATCGCCGCGTTAATACCGTCAATGAGAACCTGCTCAAACGTGGTCGTAAACGCCTCGGCAATAGATTGTGCTGAAATTTCAAGCTCAGCGGCTTGATCCTCAAGGCCCGCAACAATGCCGTTGACAAAGTTCTGGCCCTGACCGAACATAACCTGCGCAGTGTTCTCGCCAAGCTCAGCACCAAGAGTATCAAGCTCCTTAAACAAACCATTCAGCTCGTTAATAGTCTCGGAGCCACCCTCAACCAAAGCCTGTGCGGTAGCGCCACCAGCCTCAACACCGGCCTCAACAAGCTGGTTGAACAGCATGGGGTCAAGTCCAAGCGACCGCAAGGTCTTGAGGTTTTCAACAAACTCGCGTGTACGCTCCACAACGGCACGGTAACTAGAAACAAGTTTGTCAGCCTTAGAAGCGGCCTTCTCAATCGGCTCAACAAAGTTGGTGATCAGGGCGGTGCGGAACTCTTTGAGCTGCCTGCTGGCCGACACGGTGCGTGTGGCAAAAGCCACAACATCAACGCCAGCCACCTGCTTTTCAACCTCACCAAACAGGCTTACAAGGCGACCGCTGCCCCTAATAGAACTTTCAACCGAATTGATAAGCGCCTCGGCGGCATTGCGACGCGAAATAATCTCATCACGTTGACGCTCAATCTGACGTAAAACCTCAAACTCATTGCGTGCATACTGAAGAAGATTTTCGTAAGAATCACGGAACAAGTATTCGTTATCAAAAGCATCCTCAAGCTTTTCCTCAATAGAAGCAAGGCTGTCAACCGCATTACGTTCGAACTCGCCAAGAGTTTCGGCAACCGAAGGCAGAATCTGAATCCCTTTAGTGAACTCAACCAGAGCATCACGGGCAGCAAGAGCATCTTCTTTAAACTTACGGAAAGGCTCCCCGTACTCTTCCTCCCACTGAGCCATAGCCTCATCAAAGCCGGCAGCAGTGCCACGGAACATACGTTGAACATCGGCAACACCGGCGACACCGCGCGATACCACATCATTGAATACGCGTTGCCAGTCGGCACCAGAGCCAAGAATTGCGGAAATTAAACCCTCAGAAGCGCCCATTTGTTGCAGACGAAGCTTAGCCTGCTGTTTGGCAATCTCTTTAGACAAGTTGCTATAGAACTCGACTACCGCATCGGTCGCGCCGCCACCCGCCTCCGCAACTTCATCAAACGCCCCAGCCGCACCAGCAAGCCCATCATTAAGTGCCTTTGAAGCGTCAATGCTTGCCATGAGCGCATCAACGTCAAGCATGTCATCGACGCTATCCCCAACGCCTTCGGCCTGCTTTGTTATGTTGGCAAGCTCGGAACCGACGGCAATAAGACCCAAAGCCCAACCGACAACGGGGATAAGGAAAATTGCCCTTTTTAAACCCTGAACGGCCCAAGTAGCAGCGCCAACCGTAACACCAAACGCTTTAGCCGCCGCCGACAACGCGGCAAACACGGCAACACCAATACGCAAAGCATACAAACCGGTAGCCAAAACACCAAGAACAACAACAAGACCCCGGATGAAATCAATGTTGTCAACGATTACCTTGGCAAGGTTCGCCATAAATACCGTAAGAACCGCAACGGACTTAATAAAATCTACAAGTGTACGGCTAATGCCCTCAGTGTTTTGAGAAAATGCCACAAGCAAAGGCACAATCTGTTGCATAGCCGCACCGAGGATTGGGCCAATAGTCTCAACAAGCGGAATCAAAGAAGCGGTAAGGTCAGCAACCGCCGGCAACATTGCCGCACCAAGAATCTGCTGCATTGTCGCAAACGAAGCCCGCAACGTATCCTGCGTTACCCGAAGATTACCCGCCTGACGCTCATAAGCGCCCATAGAGTCGCCAGCACGCTGATACAGCAACTCCAACCGAATCTGCTGATCAACAAGACGCTCACCGGCGCCCTTTAAACCATCAAGACCTCTAGCAGCTTTTTCCGAATCAATTTCGGACTGCTTCATGGCGACACCGAACTTTTCAATCGGGTCATACTCACCACGGAACAACGCGGTCATTGCAAGCAACGACTCTTGCACGTCGTAACCGAACGTCAGCGAAAGGTCAGCGGCCAAACCAACAAGACGTTTAGTTTGCTCAGAAACCTCGTCCATAGAGAAACCGGACTGCTTCAGCACCGAACCAATAAACGTAGAAGCCTTGGCCGCCTCAGCCATCGACAAACCAATACCATTAGTCGTCTTAGTGAACTCCACCATCTGAGGTGTAAGCGCACCAAACACAGACTGCAAACCATTCAGGTTCGTCTGAAGATCACGACCAGCATCAATCGAATCACGCGCAAAGTTAGCAACAAGCTGACCGCCCTTGAACGCGGCAAAACCAACGGCAGCCTTGGCGGCAGTATCCGCGAGCCCAGTTAACTGACTTGCAAGGCGCTTAGTGTCCTTGATGGCTTCCTGTAAACCCTTACCCTTTGTGCCCAGGACAACGGCTATAGATAACGGTCGTTCTTTAGCCATGTTTACGGACCCAACTCTCTGTTAGTCAACTCAACGTACTTACCAATGTTCTCAGCCAACTTCTCCCGAACCGAAGGCAAAGACTTCTCAACAGTCGGGTAGGCCTTACGGGAAGGGCTACCACCCCAACGGCCATTAAGCTTATTTATCATTATCTCACCCTGGCTGGTCACAGTATGGCGGCGGAAACCAGGCTTACTGTTCGGGCCATAAGTATTCGCAAACAACGGGTTCGTATACACATACCAGTCGGTCTTGGTCCCAGCAGGCGTCATAAACTTTCCACCACGGCCAGCCATATCAGCAATAATCGTCGCAGCAGACCTAATCACCAATCGCAACATAGTCTGATTGCGCATCTGAGAAATAACCTTGTTGCCAGCCCGCACCTGTACCTGCACGCGGCTAGACTGCCCACGGTTATTCCACGTCTTAGACACAGGTGAACCACGCTTACGCATACCCGACAACGGCGGGTTAGGGCCAGCTTTCAAACTAGCCGTCAAACGCGCCCTAGCCGGCTCAACAATCTCTTTCCACTCAGACCGCATCACACGGCTAAGATCAGGCTCAATCTTATTAAGACGGTTCACCAAGCGCGCAAGATCGCTGTAATTGATATCAATGCGATACTCCGACATGCACCCGCCTAACGCCTATAACCATTCTACCCAAAAGAAAACCGCCCCCGAAGGGGCGGCTCCCTAATACCTAGGCAGGTTCCTTGCAACTAACCATCTCTGGATAGTCCAAAGCATCCTGTCATCGAGTTGTAGCAACTCTCTGGGACTAATACCCGTCTCAGCAGCTATACCAGCGATGTACCAGTGAGCTGAAGACTCACCCAGGCCAACTATTTTGGGTCTTCTTCAGACTCCCCCACAGTTTCCACTGTCTCAAGCCATTTGTCGTATTCAGCTTTGGTACTGCCAGTGCGCTTCTCCGAGTGCCACGCCAAAAAGAGCAACCAGCCGATCCGAGTCTCCTCAGCCAGCTTCGTAACGCTAATGCCGTACTTGTCCTCAAAAGCAACAAGGTCAGCAGCGCCACAGGTAACTGTTTTTGCCGTGCCGTCCACGAACTGAATGTGTAGGTTGATTCTCATACCGTTAGCTTACAACAATTAAGCAGTTCCGTAGCCGACAGCGCCGGTGGTTGGGAACGTCACTGAGAACGTAGCCAAATCTCCGACTGCCCCGGCGACGGGGGTGAAGCTGTTGATAAGCGCGGTTGCGGAATATGCGGGCGTCTGAGCCGAAGCGGCTGTTCCGTTAGCAATAACCACAAACGTACCAATAGTGCCAACAAGGTCTTGGAAGAGGGCGGAGACCCCGCCAGCACCAAAGTCGCTGTGGAAATCAAGGGTCAACTGACCACTCTTCAAACCACCGACAACCTCGGTCCAACCAGCGGAACCAAAGTCTGTCGTCTCAACCTCGGCAGCGTTAAGCACAAGCTCAGCGCGGGCGCAAGCGTTAGAAACGTCATTTCCGTTCACACTAACCTTTTGGCTTGTAACTACATACTTTGCCAATTTATTTCTCCTTATACATAAACAACGACAGCAAATTCAGCCGCCATATATTCTTGATCATCCAGTTGCAGAGAGCCTATGTTGGTCACGCTACGAACTCGTAAATCCGCGACGAGATTGTTAAGCCTCCTATCCGATTCTACCGCAGACTTGATGCTGAACGTCCCGGTAGGTGCAACGAACT